GCCTCTCCTAGAGTCTTACCACTTCTAGGTTTAGCTTCATAAATTCCACCAGGAATAGCCTCTGCCTGACGATAGGCATTGAAATTCAACACTTCAGGGTCAGCAAATGTCTGACCAATTCCATGTTCAATAGTCTGCAAAGTAAGAGAAATTAAATCGTTCGTAATTTCTTGAATACTAACTAGAAGTAGACCAAGTGGGTCGTGATGCAAATAATCAGAGAGAGGATTATAAGTAAGAGTCCAGCAGTCATCAAGACATTCCTTACCAGCATCCCCAAACTCATCATTTACTAGAGCTACCTTAACCCCTTTTGGATATAATGCCTTTAGTTTCTTTACATCCTCTTCATCATGAAGGACGTTGAAAGCCGCAGGTCTAAGCCACGCGTTTCTAATAGTCACATTATTTGTAGGATATGCGCCTTGATACTGAGGCGAAAGTCTACCCCACTGTTCATAGGGGTCTTTAGGTCCAACAGAAGATGCTAGTTTCTGAGCATCAAATTTACCATGCAAATGCTCAAATCGCTCAACAGCATTTGCATAGTGGGTTTCATAACTAAGAATGAGATAAGGACAATCCTCTTGCTTCCTTGCATAAATTGGAATCTTAACGTAGAGACCACCGAAACAATCCATTAGGATGCGCGTTTTAGCTTCATCAGTAGAATCGACAATTCTCGTAACAGTAAGAGTTTTCTGCCCAACTGTAGGACTAACCATCTGTTCACAAGTAGGGCACAATTCATCCCCACCAAATCCACCTGAGAATTCATCCTCCGTAGCAGGAGTATCAGAGAATTCGTAATTGCATTGAGGACAAGTCTTTACTTCGTGAACTTCTGGAACATCCTCTGTCTTAGTTACTGAAAATTTCCCAAAGGATTCATCCTTTTTTGGATAGTTGTAGAAAGCTACCATCCCCTCTGTGCAATAAATGAATAGTGCATGAAGCCAGAGTAGAGGAGCTTCATTATGTTTATAAATTAGTTGGGCAATCTTATCTCCTGCCTTTGCAGTTGCTAAATCCAGAGTATTATCCGCATCATCTGGGTAGCATTTAATAGGCGGAACGACGATTGATAGAGCAGCGATGATGGACTCAAGATAAGCTCGGAATACATTAACAGGCTTGTCATAGTAGGACTGCTGTGTATCATCTGTAGCTGATTCATCCCAAATACGCCAATCATGCGCGACCTCACTAAACCAAGTCTTTTGGAAACCTTCCCAAAAGAGCTTTAGTCTACGCCATGTGCGAATCTGGCGTTCACGAATTGACCTATCCTCTGTATCAAAGTGGTCAACCACTTCTTTCAAGAGGCGTTGGATTTCTTCGTCAACTTTAGCCATTAGTAGAAAAGCCTATTTCTATTTGCCTGATTGGACATTGTGCCACCAGCTCCACCATAGTTACTAAATAGACCACGCAATCCATTAGGAGTTCCCGCACTACCTTCGGAAATACTACTCATTAGACCAGGAGGAATAGGCGAACGATAACGAGTATCAGTTTCCATCGGAGGCTGTGTAGGTCCAGTATTAATTGGTGCCTGAGTATTTACACCTGCACTAGTAGGTGCAAACCTTCCGTAATTTCTAAGATAACTCTCTACTCCACCAAATCCACCAGGACCAGGTAATGTAGTTGGGGGAGGAGTCCAACCTGTAGGAGCTTGACTTACACCTGGCGTTCCTTGTGTTCTCCAAGTTGGAAGTTGCAATCCACCACCCCTAAAATTACCAAGTGAACTCTGGGGTGCAGGAGTGGAACTTGTAGGTGCAGAACTTACCTCTTGAGGAACATTGGTAGGAGCAGTATTAATTCCACCCACACCAAAATTACCACCACTACGCGGGTCTGCACGAGTCTGATTCTTACCCAAGATTCCTTCAGTTCTCCATCTCGGGAGTTGCAATCCTCCAGCCACATTAATAGCCATTATACACCATGCTTTCCGCGGACCTTTTTAGAAGGACCAGCATCTAACTTCTTATGTTTATTCTTAGTGGCGTAGAAAACATCCTCACCCTTTTTATCACCATAATGCTTCTTCATAGAAGCCATGACCTTTTCACCATGACCACCATAGTATTTATTTAATGGCATCCCGTTTCTCCGCTGCAATATCCATTTCCTTTTCCAAATCTTCAGTTGGAATAGGTGCTTCTCTCATCAAACGCGCTTTTACTCTATCCTCAGCTTCTAGCATCTGTCTACGAACATTCCAGGGAACATTCATAGGTTTAGTCATTTCTACTGGACCTGTAGAGTTCACCACAACAGGCTTCTCCAAAATTCTCTCAAGAAGCTGCCGCTTTTCACTATTAGAAATCTCTAACTGAAGTCTTAGAGTTTCACATGAAGAACAGATACGCGAATCCTCACGTTCCTCTTTACAGTGTTCACAGTGAGGATTAAATAAACGATGAACCCAAGTTGCCATATCAAGTCCTTCGAGAATGAAATCGCTTAGCTACCTGTATTGGTGGTGCACTTTCAACGGTGCGCATATTTCTGTAGAACGCTGTCCAATCCCCCGTAGCCGTCATTCGATTAATCAATTCCTCTTGTGCCTGAACTCTCTTGAATTCAGATTCCGCAGTTGTGAAATAAGACTCCGCAGCATCTACAAGATAACGAAGTCCATCTATAGGGTCATCACCTTCAAATTCTGCAATATCTTCTACGCGCTTCCTATCATATGAACACGCTTTAATGGCATTAATTAGAATAGGACAGGTATCAAATATCTGCAACTTCGGGATATTAGTCTCAGAAACTTGTGGAGTAAACTGAGACATATAACCTTGATAAGCATCTGGCCCCTTCATTCGATAGACACGCATCGCAAATTCTTCATCGTATATTGGAACTTCCTCTGACGGAATTTCCTTCTTAGGCTTCCAACGAAGATACTCATGAATCAACATCTTACCAGCAACGCGCGAACCAGGTTTATTATCTGATAAATCAACACTCCTACCTAGTGCGGAGCTAATTTGCTCCTGAATAGTGTGTTCCTGTCCTCTATCCTGACCCGCAGACTTGCAGAATCTAATTAGTTTAGGATTTTCTTTATCAATAAACTCTCTAACATATGGTGCCCATTCTGCAATCTTAGTCTTAATCCAGTTAAGTTCTCGATAAACGTATACTCGCCTAGAAGGAGATATGGCTGCAAAACCAATCCACGTCATTGCAGCAAATCCCCAGTCACCAATTACAATACGCGGCCACCAACTTGGTATATCAAACGCGCTAATTACGTGAAGCGCGTTTCCTGGTTCATCAGGATACTGTCTATCTCTGAATTCATCAAATACCTGGCCCTGATATGCGTCCCAATCTCCTAACTTTGCGCGCTTCTCCGCTTCAGGTAGTGCTTCGATACTCTGCTTATATGTTGGGTCGATATGCTTATTGTCAAGTAGAGTCGCGTGAACGTAAAATCTCTTGATACCACCCCTACCAATAATAATGGTGTTGCCTTCTGGTGCAGGGTCTACAAAACGACGCTTAGTAAATGTATGCCCTATACCACCTGGCATCCCCGCCGCGCGAATTATTGCAGGTAGATTTGGATCAGAAGTTCTTACACGAGTGAACCCAATATAAAGATAAATATATTCAGTAAATGAAGTTAACTCATCTGGAGTGAAAAGGTTAATCTCCATCGAGTCATAGTGATGAACGTCATTTTCATCTTCACAGTTACCAAGAAATATCATTGCACCAGCATTGCGCGAACCTGAACCAAACTGGTCATCTCTAGGAAAAGTCCATACCATATCAGTTGAATTAAACGTAGCACCAAACTTAGGATAAATTTCACGCGACCTCGGCACAATTTCTTTCTTTAGTTCAGGATAAGTGCGCCGCATGAATACTTGTTTAAATCTCGGGTTCTCATGCCATCTATGAACAATTCCATAAATAAGTAGAATGTCTGATTTACCTCCACCAACACCACCCCCGAAGAAAGCCTCTTTAATAGTTAGAGGGAGAGAGAGAAAAATAGACTGTTTAGGTGTTGGCCTCCACTCTCCCTCTGCAAATGACATCTTAATTACTCAGATTTTTCTGGATGTTCGTTATCCCATGCTTCCCACATGGAAAGTCCTGTAACAACACTTAGATGCAGGGCTTCCTTTACCTGCTCATCTGTAGGATTACCGCCAGTCTTGTCGCGATACCACTTGATAAACGCAACAATCTCAGGAATAACGATATTCTGAATTACAGGAATAATTACCGTATTCCAATCAATTTTAGCCATTTGGCACCTCTGGAGGATTAAGGAACTGGAGTAGAGATTCGAGAACCGCAACCGCAATTTTAACCTTTGGGTTCTCTAGGAAGGTTACAGGCAACTTAGCTTTAGTTTCAGTCCATCCTGTTTGGACAGTCTTTTCCCATCCAGTAGGAACTGCATCTAAAGTCTTAAGTGAAATCTTAGCCCATGTTCCAAATGTGCGTGTATCCGTGTCAGACACTTCACCGAGCGCGTTCATCTGGATTACAGTAGCAGATAGTTCGTTAACTCTGATTGCAACCTGGTTTGCACGCCATGCGTTTCTTCCAGATTCAGTATTAAGAGACTTTGGAACGCAGGAAATGACGGAGAGCGCGAGTGCTACAAGTAGAAGTTTCTTCATGATGGTTGGTCCTTTTTTGGAATGAATGTCTTAATGGAGGGGTCAAAGTTCACACCACCAACAATCGCACCAATCAAACCTCCAATCTGCACAAATAGCCCTGCAATAAATGGTAGAGTAGTAATCTGCACCCAATCAGTAAGTGATTGCTTTAGAACTTCACCACCAAAAATTACAAGTAAACCACTAAGAACAACGAGAATCGCCTTCATATTGGAAGTCATAACTAATTTTCTCCTAAACTAACACTTCAAAACAACTAGCACATCAGCCTGCCCTACATTTCGAATGAATCCTCCTGTAACTTCGCACATCCCATCTACAAGCGGGATATGTGTATCAAGAGTAAAAACATCATCAGTAGATTGCTGTAATGAAGCTCTATCAACATCACAAAACAATAGACAGCGCCTATCTGGTAGAGCATAGATTACATTTGGAGCGAGAGTCTGCACAACTGCAATCAAAAGCATTTCCATGTTAGTATGCCTTCAAAGTAACTCTAACAGCACCAGAAGTGCATCGAATAAATGCACCAGATATATCGTGCATCCCATCTGCTAATGTTAGTGGACCAATATGAGTTGTCATAGTTTCTTCATTAGCTATATCAAATGCTGCACCTGCACCATCTGAAAACAGCATAGTGCGCCTCGCGGGTAGAGCATAGATTGTATCCTTAGCCATATCCTGTGGATAACCAACAGAAAGGAGTTGCATAACCTATACCTCTTTTTTCGGACCAAACCCATAGAACTGATGTAAATCTTCTATAGTAACCATGTTCTCTTTCATTGTTGAAAGTGTCTCACAGAGCTTTACATTGGAAGCTGTATTCTCACCTACAACTTTTATTAACTGTTCACTCGTAGTTTTCCAGAGCTCTGTATATGATTTAATGTCCTTACGATAGAATATGAAAATAAATCCTGCAAGAATTCCACCAATACCGAGCGTTGCTAACCATTTAACAAATTCTACATCCATCTTATTCTTTCACTTCAATCACGTCAAACTTACTCTCAGTAACTAACTGCGGCGCAAAGATTACAAGCTGATTGCGCGGTTGATTCGGACCTTCCTGAGATGGTTCCATATTCCTAATGATAACAGACATATCTTTAGCTATGCCCGCCAAGTCACGCGGACCTTCTTTAGCTAACTTTTCGTCAGTAATACAGTCAAGAGAGGAGACAAGGCGCTTACGTGCTTTCTTAACTATCTTTTCGCGCGCCTTGTCTATGTGGTCCTTAAAGGCGGGATTATGATAAGAGGAAGTAGAAGCAGCACCCGCTTTGTAAGCGGATAATGAAGAATCGGAGATACCAAAGGCGTGTGTTAGAACTTTTGTTTCTTTACTACCTTCTTCTATTGCATTTTCTCCTATCAACTTTCTTAGTGATTCAGGAACTCCACCATTTCCATTGCCTCTACCTTTTATAA